CCGTAGAGCGACTGCATCTACAGTTAGATTAATTTAATCTTTTTTCAATATTGGAGTAAATCTCCATACCTTCGTCAGTTTTAAACCAAGCGGCTAAAGCTGAGTAAGGATGTTCGTCGAAAGGAACATTCATTAGCTTTCTATCATTAGAACCCCATGAAAAAGTTCTTTGATCAGGAGATAATTTTAGTATTCCCATTTCAGTTGCCTTGATACCAAAGTTTCTAAGTTGAACATTATCGTCATTTACTAACTCCAAGAATAAAACTGGATTCTTCTTGGCATATAATAATAAATCCCTTTTGAGCTCTTTAGAACTCATCTCTGACACTTTAGACCCCAACTCTACACGCATAACAGCTTCTGCCATGTCTATATCTAAATTAACAGCCGCGTTCAACGCCTCTATCTCGGTCTCTATACTTTCAACCTGAAGAGCTGCTTTTTTTATGGGTTTTTCTTCTTCATATAACTTATCTCTCATTGGATGGTATAAAGATAGTAGTTTTTGCAAAACTGTTTTCTCTTTTTTAACGAGTATAAATCCATTTCTAAAAATAATATGGGATAATCTTTGGTCCCCTTTCATTTCATCCACGAAGCAAGTTTTTTGATTTTCACAATACTTTAACTCTCTTTCGTATCCTTTTTCCTCGTCAAAAAAATAAATATTTGCAGATTTTATAGATTTACTTAGGGGATTTTTCCCGTATTTTAACCTATATACCCTGTCCTTTACCTCCCAAGTATCTTTTTTTGGTAATAGTTTTTCCACTACTATTTCTTTTGGTTGTTCTACAACCGGTACAGTTTCTACAACTGCTCCTATTTGAGGTTCTTCAACCTCTACTTTTTTCTTTGCCATAATATAATATATAATAAAATTAATAAAAAATAAAAGGGAGTGGAGACTAGCCCCACTCTCTTTTAAAACTTAATTAGCTTAATAACATGAAGTTATTAGCCCCTTGAGTTACTAAACATCTTTCAGATAAATAGTGTACTTCCATTGCATCTAAAGAAGACGTAGTAGCACCTACAGCACCAGTTACCCAGGTCTTCATTTTTCTAGACTCAGTTTGAGAAGCTCTATAACGAACATGTAAGAAAGGACGTTTCATGTTCTTACCTAGCATTTCGTCATAAACTGAAGAAACACCAGCTGGAACAACAACACCTCTAATGTTGTTAACAGTATCAATCATACCGCCTCTCGTACCTTTGTCGTTTAAGTATTTCCAGTCAGACTTATAGAAGTCATAAGAACCTCTTCTGAAACCAGAGAAACCTAAATTTAAAGCCATATCTTCAGAGTTATCAAATACTCCGTAAGAAGTACCACCAGCTCCGTAAGAATTCATAGAAGCTAGCATGTCATCCATTGCTAGAGCAGTAGATCTATTTACGAACATCATGTTTTCTTCAATAGCACCATTTTTATCAAACTCAGCTAATATAGCATCGAATTCAGCTAAATCAGTTGCAGCATTAACACCAGTGATACCAGAAGATTCGTTACCTCTAGCTTTAATAGCAGCGAATAAACCTTCAGTCCCTTGCATTGCGCCAGCAGCGTTATAAGAAACTGGAGCAGGAGTACCAGCACCTGTTTGAGTTGATTTCTCAGCCTCAATCATTGCCATCTCTAAATAATCACCGAAACGAGCTCTAGTATCGCCCTCAGCTTTTAAATACCATAAGTAACCATTTTGACCTTCTTCACCAGAAACTTCAACCCAACCAATAGCAGACGCGTCAGATCCTGAAACATGATACATATCTTTTAATATAATTGGTTTGTTTCCATAAGAAGTGAATGTTGGCTCGTTAGCAGTCTCTCTACCGTCTTGCCCTTTTTGATACTCAGAACCGATAACTAATACTGTAACCGCGCCATCAGCGATACCAGCGTTATTTAAATCTGAGGCTGTGTAAGTGTCAACAGTAATAGTGTCTAAATGAGTACCTGTAGCAGCTGATACATTAGTAACATAAGCCGTACACGTTGCGTTAGCGTCAGATATCAATACCATATCACCTTGTCTTACAGCATGATCTTGAGTGCCATCAACAGCGTTGCTGTCAATATCACTTGTTAATAATATAGTACCTCCATTACCAGCATTAGTTGAAGTACCGTTATATGCTAAGTGTAATCTACCTTGCTCAGACCAAATAACTTGATCTGCAGCCATAGCTTCTTCAGCTCCTACTTGAGCTAAAAAACCTGAAATAGTTCTTTTACCATAAACCTCAGCTTCTTTTTCCATAAGGTCCGGTAAGTATTGTTGTGCCCAGTCAGCACTTCCGCCAGCAAAATCCAAATAAGCACTTGCTACAGTGTTTTTAGTTGGAGCTGGAGTTGGTGATGGGGCAGTGTTTGTAATTGCCATTTTGTAATAATTTTAAATTGTTATTTATTTTTGTTTTTAATTTTAAACTTAAAATCAGAAGAATTATCACTTAACACTTTAAACCTAGTACCACCCGCTTCAATTTTTCCATGACTTTGTCTTGGATTCATATTCACATTTTTGGCTTTAGCAACACTATCTTTCATAGCGTCAGCTTTTCCTTGTTCGTAAAAGTGTTTTGCAACAGCATCCGCGTTCATTGCTGTATATAGAGATTTATGATAGCCCTTAGCGTCTGTTAAAGCAGAGTTCTTATCCAAAAACTTTTTGGTGAAATTGCTTATATCGCTTTGAGTGCTTTTAATCTCTTCAGCATTGTTTACGTTAAATCTGTATTTTTTATCACCGACGTTATATTCAAAACCTTTGAACTTGTCGTTAAAAACATTATTTGTTTTCTGTGTAAAAATTTCAGAGTTCTTTTTAACTGTTTCTTGAGTTGCTTCTGACTCCTTGTTGTATCTATTAAAGAAATCTATAGCTTTCTGCTGCTCATTTGTGAGTTTCGATCCAGCTTTAATTTCTTCATAGTATTTGGACTTTTGCCCGTCCAGATGGGTCTTAGCGTTGGCAACTTGCTCTTTTAACGCTAACTTTTTTCTTCGTATATCTCTTTCGTCATCTGTATCTTCATCGTAAGAGAATTGATCTTCCATAAGGAAGTTAATTTCTTCTTGATTTAAATGAGGTTTTGTTTGCTTATAATATTCATATAACAAGTCCTGCCCGTCTAATTTTGAATAATCTTGATTAAGCTTTACATAATCATTTAAATCCCCTCCAGTTTCCTCCATAAAGTCCATTAACTTTTGGATATTCTCTGGTAGTGGTTTTCCGGTGGCCTCAGCCTCAGCAACAGCTTCTTCTATCTGTTCTTCCGCATTAGCAACTTCTTCTTCAGTAGAATCTTCAGTAATTTCTTCTAGTACTGGAGTTTCTTGTGCTTCTGCTTCCGGTTGTACTTCTTCTTGTTTTTCTGTGGTGTCGGCATCTTTAGACTCTGCAACCACTCCGCTGTCGTCAGCGTTATCTTCTTTAGTTTCATTTTTTTCTTCTTTTGGTGTTGGTGGTTTACTTAGATCTACCTTAATGACATCGTCATCTCCAGCAGATTCAAACTTACTTTCATCAACTTTCACCACGTTTTCATCACCTGGATCTCCTTGATTTACTTTTAGTGCAGTCTCTTCGACTACTTCTTGTTTTTCTTCTTCCATAATATAATATAATAATAGTTAATAAATTCTATCTAGGTTCAAATCCACCTAAACCAAACTCCCCGCTTAATATATCATTACCTGAGGATTCAAAGTTTTTAGGTGGTTTTCCACTATTTCTTTGGTCAATCATTTCTGATTGTTGTGTAGCTTGTATCTTTGTTCTTTCGTCTTTACGGTCTTCTCTTTGTTTTTCTCTCTGCGCGTTACTGTCTGATTCAACTCCTTTTAACTGCATGTTATATTGGAATTCTAGCGCCATGAGTTCTTTTTTCATCTCGACCTCTTGAATCATTTTTTGAGATTCTATTTGTGCTTTTATTTGCTCTAACTGAGCTTGACTCTGAGTTATGGCTTGATTTTTTTGTACGTCAGCTTGCGCAGCCGCCTGTGCAGATTGCTGGTTTAATTCAGCTTGTTGTTGCATATTCTGTTGTTGCATTAACTGATCTTTTTCCATTTTCTTTTTTCTACGTATTTTAAGCAGTTGATTAGCTAGCTTTATATTACGTATCTCCCTAAGATCAATAGCATCTTCAAGTTCTATTGTCTGTTGTTGTAGTGCCATCTGAATGTTGTTCTCTAGCATAGCCTGCTGCTCCTCATCAGGAGTTAATTCTAAGAATATACCAAAATCATAAAGATGAAGACTTTTCATCTCTTCTAAAGTAGCTACGTTGTGAACACCTATAGCTTGGACAAAAGCATCCGCAGTAGGTGAATACTCAATAATATCAGATATTCTAAGTGATAAACACTCTGCTACTTCCCTCGTTAAAAACAATCCAGATTGCAATATATGCCTAGTAGCAGTATTAGAGTTGGCAGCGGCCAACTTTTGCAATCCTACTAAAGCGTTTTTGTCTGGCATACTACCATCTCTAGCTTCGTTAAGCCCGGTTACATCTCTTATCATTTGTAGATAATAGTTATAGTTACCTATAAGAGCTTGCATTTTATTACCACCACTACCAGATGTTATTTCTTGAATAGGTACTTTGCCTGGATTCATATCACCTTCACTTGTAAATGATCTACCTATAACACTACCAGTTTGGAAGAACATGTTTAAAGCCTCTTGTGGATTATAGTTTGTACCATTACCTAAATCTATTTCAGCTAAACCATCAGCGTCTAAATACACACCATCGGGCACCATTTTAGACATAACTTGTTGTAGCTTTAAGTGTGTTAATTGAATCATGTCGGCAAAACCTGTTATTCTTTTTACTAATGAATCAATTTTACCATCATACATTCTTGGCGCAACAATAGCATAATTCATTTTTACCTTAGTAAAATCACTTTTAGGCCGCATCATGTTTCTAGCCATTTCCCACTTAAGCAATTTATTTACACCTAAAACCATAGCGCCTTCATAAAGGCATTCTATAGATCTCATTACTCTACTGTACCCACCTTCTTTGTCTTGTGGTGGATTAAATGTATCATCTTTAGGTATAATTTTATCAGCACCAGTGCCTGTTTCTTTTATTTTGTATACTTCATTCATATAAGTTTTATAATTAAAATATAAAACTTGTATAGTGTTGTTATCTTCTTTATCAACAGAGTGTCTTGTGCTATAACTATTTCTATTATAAGATTTGTTTTTAATTAAATCATCAAGATCACTTTCAGTTAAATGAGGAAATTGCTTAGCTAGTTCGTTTACAGGTATAGATTTAACTTCACCAACATAGTATATATCGTCAAAATAAGGTGAATCAGTGTAAGAGTAAACTAAGTTAGCAGGGTCAACATAATCTATAGTAACTCCTTCAGACGTATTAAAACAAGTTTTTACAGCACCAATACCTAAAACAGTTAAATCGTAATAAAACCTTTTCTTTGTTAGCTCATAATTATTGCCTTCAAACAAAACAGCCAAAGCTTGTTCTTCTGCTATCTCTACATTCTGCTTATAACTCAATTGCATGTGAAGATCTAGCTCCTCTTGAGACTCAGGTAGTTCTTCTTTTTTGTTTTCATAAAGATTCATGTTAAAACGCTCCATAGCAGCATCATTAAATTCCCTTGATTTCATGTCACGTATAACAGACTCCATGTATTCAGTTCTTTTCTCAACACCAAATGGGTCCTGGGAATATGCTTTTATATTGTATGTTCTTTCAGCTATACCATTAACTACAACGTCCACAAATTTAGAAATAATTGGAACTGGTTTCCAATCTAAATTAAGATAGGACAAATCACCGTTTATAGATAACTCATCCTTATATTTTTGTATTGATTGTTCCCCACGAGCATACAATCTTAAACTATGAAAGTTGTTTTGGTTGGACTTATACCTGTTAAGATTTCTATCGTTATTAAACCACTCTTGCTCTATAGCTTTACCAACCTTTAAACCATAATCAAAGCTAAGCTTTTCAGCATCACTTACGGTTTGACTTGGGAAATAACTTTTTATGCCAGACTCTGCCATATATTTATTTTATTATTTGTGAATTAGTTCCAGTATTACTATACTTAGAAATATTTATGTTTAATTTAGGTTTTTCAACCTTTGGGTTTGGTGCGTATAAGTGCCTGTTGTTAGCCATGATAGCTAAACCAGAACTTATTGATGCGTCAAATTTTGTTCTTTTGTTTATATCAAATTTACTCCAATCATTTAACAATTCATTGAAGTATAAATCTCCAAACGTTCCGTCTTGTTTCATGCCAACGTGATCTTGAATATACATTTCAATCGCCGCTGCATGTGCTTGCTTTATATCTTCGCTAGAGTTAGGTATACCACCAACTTCTTTTTCTGCTACAGATAATTTATTCCATATTTTATCAGGTCGATTCATAGAGAAACCTCTATATCCTCTTCTTCTTAAATAGTATAACAATCTAGGTTTATTATTCTCCGCGAGTATTGGCATTCCATAAAATACTAATGCCATTAAAACATCTTCAAAGAATATCTCAGCCGTAGGTGGTCTTGATAAGTATTCTAAAAAGAAGCTATTCGCAGGAGCGTCCTCCATACTAAACCTGGTTAAGCCGTGTAATGCTCCTTTAGAACCCACTCCATCTACGGTTCCTGATATATCATAAGAGTCACAACCAAATGCTCCCATGTGTTCATTACCAGGATATTTTATACCATTTTTTAAAACCACTCTATTTTGTATGCCAGAAGGTGGAACCCAGCTAACTTTAAATCTACCTTTTGGATCTGGATAGAATATTACTTGTGAATCTTTAATACCGTTAACCCATTGGAAATTACCTTTAGTGATTCCTAAGGTTCTAGACATTTCTTCGTTATAATCTATTTGTTCATATATTTTAACGAGATTAAATATGCTATTTTTTGTTTCATCTCTAAACGCGTGCTCAGTAGTTCTTGGGAACTGTCTGTAGAACTCGTTTAAAGCATCTTGATCGTCTTTTAAACCATCAGCTTCGTTTTGCCAATTATCTACAACGCCTATATCTATTAGTTCACCGTCTGGGGCAAACACATCTGTGTCAGGAGTAGTGAATACTGGAACTCCGTACTCGTCAATAAATCCTTCGTAGTTCCACTCCATTGGGATAAACAAAGAGTATAAACCAGACTTTGTCTGACCATTTCTATTTCTCTTAGTGACGTCTGATGCATTGTATAGTTTTTTGAAGTTATCTCCACCTTTATCTAGGGCGTTGGAAGTTGACCCCATCATACATTTACCTATAATCCTACTACCTAACCTAAGACATGTTTTTGTAACACGCCAGTTGTTTAATATATTATCTGGTCTTTCCCATTTACCACTTTCATCATGTACTAATAATGCTAGTTTTTCACCATCATAGCTATTGTCACCCGTATTTTTCCAATCAATAGTTGTATCTAGCCCTTCAATTTCTTCCATGCCATCTGTAGCTGACATTTTCTTTCTTGTAAACTTACTAGCAGGCACTCTATAAGCAAGTTCGGATTTAGGACGGTCCATACCATCTTGGACAGGTTTAAAAAAGAATGGATAGTTAATTGATATAGGAACAACTTTGTCTGTGAACATTTTTTTCGCATCTGAACCTGTTTTAGATAGTATCCCATATCTACTATCACTCGATATAGTAGCTAAATTAACCGTTTCTGCAGATGACATGAACGAAAACCCTGATCTTCTGTTCTTTAGGTAACACATACCGTAGCATCTTTTATCTGCTTTACAAGCTTCCCAAAATATAAAGAACAATCTATTTGCGTCTCTAAAGTCTGGAGCTCCAACATCTATCTTGCTCCACTGTAAGTACATGTAGTGAGTTCCTACTATATAAGTTGGTTTTCCATTGTTGGTAAACCAAAACCCTTCTTCTCTTCTT